ACTTGGACATTGGAGACTCCGATCCAAGGAAACATAAAAGGGGTTTCAATGGTGCAGATGATATAGCAGATTGGTTTAAGAATGATAACCGCAGTGATGATTGGAGGCAACGAGATTGATAGTCCACTCAGTCAATATAATGGTGTTGATACTAGTGATAGCAGTTACTATTGTCATCGCATATATAATGAAGATGGCATATGAGGAGATGAATGGCTGATCAAGATGTGTATCTTGGTAATCCGAATCTAAAGAAAGCAAATACAAAGGTTGAATTTTCTACAGATCAGATTCAAGAATTTATTAAGTGTAAACAAGATCCGATATATTTTGCAAAGAATTATATCAAAATAGTTTCTCTTGATGAAGGTCTTGTGCATTTTAAAATGTGGGATTTTCAAGAAGAACTAATTAGAAATTTCCACGAATCTAGATTTAATATATGTAAGATGCCTAGACAGACTGGTAAGTCAACCACATGTGTTGCTTACCTGTTGCATTATATTGTTTTTAATGATAGTGTTAATGTAGGTATTCTGGCAAACAAAGCAGCAACTGCTAGGGAATTATTAGGTAGATTACAAACTGCCTATGAAAATTTACCCAAGTGGATGCAGCAAGGTATATTGTCATGGAATAAAGGATCAATGGAGTTAGAAAATGGATCTAAAATACTGGCAGCGTCTACCTCTGCATCTGCAGTTAGAGGTATGTCTTTCAACATTATTTTTCTGGATGAGTTTGCCTTTGTTCCTAATCATATTGCTGAGGCATTCTTCAGCTCAGTATATCCTACTATCACTTCTGGTAAATCCACAAAAGTCATAATGGTTTCTACCCCATGTGGTATGAATCATTTCTATAGGTATTGGCATGATGCACAGAGGGGTAAGAACGAATACACTGCTACTGAGGTACACTGGTCAGAAGTGCCAGGTAGAGATGAAGCTTGGAAAGAACAAACTATAAAGAACACATCAGAACAACAGTTTAAAGTTGAGTTTGAGTGTGAGTTCCTAGGATCTGTTGATACTCTTATTAGTGTAACTAAACTTAGAAACCTTGTATTTGAAGATCCAATAATTAACAACCATAAAGGATTATTAGTATACGAACATCCTGTTAAAGGTAATGATTATATTATAACTGTAGATACTGCTAGAGGAATAGACCATGACTCCTCAGCATTTATAGTATTTGATATAACGACATATCCATATAGGACTGTAGCAAGATATAAGAATGCAGAAATAAAACCTATGCTATTTCCAAATCTTATAATGGATGTAGCAAAAGCATATAATGAAGCATATGTATTGGTAGAGATTAATGACATCGGAGAACAAGTAGCATCTATTCTAAACTATGATTTAGAATATGAAAATCTTCTTATGTGTGCTATGAGAGGAAGAAATGGTCAACAAGTAGGATCAGGATTTTCTGGTAGTAGAACACAGATGGGTGTCAGGATGACAGCAGCAGTTAAGAAATTAGGTTGCTCTAACTTGAAAACTTTGATGGAAGATGATAAAATAATAACAAATGATTATGATGTCATTGCTGAACTTACCACCTTTGTTCAGAAGAAACAGTCATGGGAAGCAGAAGATGGTTGCCATGATGACCTAGCAATGTGTCTTGTTATCTTTGCATGGTTAGTTGCACAAGACTATTTCAAAGAGATGACAGATACAGATGTTCGTAAACGCATCTATGAAGAACAGAAGAATCAGATTGAGCAAGACATGGCTCCCTTTGGTTTTATACTGGATGGTGTAGATGACGAAGACGAGTTTGTTGATGGTAATGGTGACAGGTGGATGAAAGCAGATGAATATGGTGATCGCTCATTCATGTGGGAGTATAAATGAAGGTTGTTATTGTTAGTGGTGGGTTTGATCCAATCCACAGTGGACACATTGCACATTTTAAAGAAGCAAAGAAACTAGGAGACATTCTGATAGTAGGTTGTAACTCAGATGAATGGTTGACTAGAAAGAAAGGTAAACCATTTATGCCTATAAATGAGAGAATGTGTATCATCAAAGAACTAAAAATGGTAGATAGTTGTGTATCATTCAATGATGATAACAATAGTTCTATTGATCTAATTAATAAAACACTTGAGTTATTTGATGATGTTTTGTTTGCTAATGGTGGAGATAGGACAAAAGATAATATTCCAGAGATAGATGCATTTGATAAAGATCCTAGGGTTTCTTTTGCATTTGGTGTTGGAGGTGAAGATAAAAAGAACTCTAGTAGTTGGATTCTATCACAATGGACATAGAAGATCAGTTTAGTCATAGTGACTTATTATTAACTGAAAGAGCATGTAGAATATGTAAAGCAACAAAAAATTTAATAGAGGATTTTTATATAACACATAAAAATAGTACACACCTTAGATCATCTTATTCATATGAATGTAAGAAATGTACTATCGAAAGAATTAGAAAATCTAGGCAAAAGAAGAAGGCATCAGGAAGTGAACTATACCCTGACTGGTAGTGTTCATGTATTGTTTCCCCGATCAAAAGACCATAAACAATAAATAATGATAGACAAAATTGGAATCTAAGGGGAAGAACAGATGCCACTAAATTTAGCATCTCCTGGTATTGTTGTAAGGGAAGTTGATTTAACCAATGGTAGAGTTGATGCAACATCAACACTAACTGGTGGATTAGCTGCTCCATTTGCAAAAGGACCTGTGGAGAGTCCTCAACTCATAGAGACAGAAGCAGATCTACTTGACACTTATGGACAACCTTATCCAAAAGATAGTCATTACGAATACTGGTTAACTGCCTCATCCTATCTCGCCTATGGTGGTGTGATGAGAGTTGTTCGTGCTGACGACGAAGAATTAAAAAACGGCTTTATAGGAGTCGCAAATAGCGTAAAAATAAAAAGTCCAGACGATTATACAAACGCAGGGTATGCAGAAAACACTATTGCAGGTGTTACATATGCTGCTAAGAATCCTGGTTCATGGTCAAATGGTATTAAGGTATGTACTATTGATGGATTTGGTGATCAGGTACTAACAGGTATTGTCACAACCGATGTATTAGGATATGGTTCTACAACAGTTCCTATTGATCCTATAAATCTACAGGTTGGATATGCTGTAACACAGGTAGTTCCTGCTAATACAGTTATAGCAGGTGCAGGTTCAACTAGTGTACTTGATGGATACTTCAAGGGACAGATTGTTGAAGTCGGTATGTCAGCAATCACAGTTAAACTACTTACACATGTATCTGCAGGTGGAACAGAGACTCCAGTTGACTATCAACCAGGCGGTATCTACAACTTCTCCGAGACAGGTAATCTTGGTATTCACACAGGAGAGGTAAGAAGATATGGTTCATGGAGAGGTTTTGACTCAGGAACATACAGTGGTGTAACAACATACACTAGTGCAGCAGACTGGTTCGATCAGCAATCAATCACACTATCAAGTGGTGTTAGCATCAAGTGGAATCAAATCGCTGACAAACCTGGCACATCTGCTTATGCATCAGTCAGAAATTCTAGATTTGATGAAGTACATGTTGTTGTCTACGATGACAAAGGTACTATAACAGGTAATGCAGGTTCAGTTCTAGAGAAGTTTACAAACATATCTAAAGCAAAAGACGCACTATTCTCAGCAGGTTCTTCATCATACTGGAGAAAGGTTATTGAGATTGGATCTAATAACATCTTTGCAGGTGGTGCACCCGCAGGAATCACAACAACTGGATTCTCAGAAGACGGTTGGGATGTATTCGGTGATGGTGGTTGGGATCAAGATACTGAGAATATTACTTTCAGTTCTATCGGTAACTACAGTGCTGTAATGACAGGTGGTTTAAACTACAATGGAATCGGCACAATCACTGAGCAGAATGCTCTTAAGTTAGACATCGGTGCTTTATCTGAAGCATATGACTTCTTAAGAAACACAGACGAGTATGATATAGACTTCTTACTCTTAGGTTCTGCTAACCACGGTAAGAATGAAACTCAAGCATTATCAAACAAATTAATTGAGATTGCTGAGTTTAGAAAGGATGCAGTTGCATTCCTATCTCCTTGGAGAGGATCATTCTTAAGTCCATCTGGATCAGGTGAATCACTTCAGTTGAAACCAGATACAGTAACCGACAATATAGTTGCTTACTACTCACCAATCACATCAAGTTCTTATGCGGTTCTTGACAGTGGTTACAAGTACATGTATGACAGGTTTAACCAACAGTTCAGATATGTTCCTATGAACGGAGATATCGCAGGTACATGTGCAAGAAACGACATCAACCAGTTCCCTTGGTTCTCACCAGGCGGTACTGCTAGAGGTGCTATATTAAATGCTGTTAAACTAGCATTCACACCTAACAAGGTTCATAGAGATAAATTATACTCTAACAGAATCAACCCAATTATCACAGCACCTGGTGCAGGAATAGTTCTATTCGGTGATAAGACTGGACTAGGTAGAGCATCTGCATTCGATCGTATCAATGTTCGTAGATTGTTTATCTTCATCGAGAAGGCAATCGCTGCTGCTGCTAAGGACATACTCTTTGAATTCAACGATGAGATCACAAGGATCAACTTTATCAATATCGTTGAACCATTCTTAAGAGATGTACAGTCCAAGCGTGGTATCCAAGACTTCATCGTTATCTGCGATGAGACAAATAATACTCCTTCTATCATAGATAGTAACGAGTTCGTTGCTGATGTTTACATCAAGCCAGCAAGATCAATTAACTTCATCGGTCTAACCTTCGTGGCAACACGAACAGGTGTTTCCTTTGACGAAGTTATTGGAAAAGTTTAATTAATCCACTTTAGGTAAAAGACCAATGGCAATCAATTCCCAAAACCCGCCAAAGACTTCGGATAGGACTATAGATAAGTTCAAGTCGAGGTTAACGGGTGGTATTGCAAGACCTAATCTGTTTGAGGTTGTTCTTGCTTTCCCAGATGGTGCTGTAGATGCGTCAGTAGCAGACATAGATCCTAAATCTAGGTTCCTTGTTAAAGCTGCTGCACTCCCTGCATCCAACATCGCTCCTATAACTGTACCTTTTAGAGGCAGACAGTTAAAAATTGCAGGTGATAGAACATTCGATGAATGGCAAATCACTGTAATTAACGATACAGACTTCGCAATCAGAGGTTCTTTCGAGAGATGGATGAACTCCATGTCCAAAGTATCTGATAACGCAGGTAATATCAATCCAGAAGATTATACTAAAGATGCATATGTGTATCAACTAGGTAGATCACCAGTTGATTCAGCATCACAATCATCAAGTGAGAATATGCCTATACTTAGAACATATAAGTTCTACAGTGTATTCCCAACTCAAGTATCTCAAATTGACCTTTCTTACGATTCTTCAGACGCAGTTGAAGAATTTACTGTAACCTTACAGGTTCAGTGGTGGGAAGCAGCAGGTCAAGGTGGCGATGTTGCTTGATCCGTGGTATAATAAATAGAAAGGATAAGAATACCTCTCTATAAGATGGCACGACTTTTTGGTTTTAGTATTGATGATAAAGACGACCTTCCAAAAGGTGTAGTTTCCCCCATTCCTCAAACAGGTGAGGATGGGGTTGACTATTATATACAGTCTGGGTTTTCTTCCCAAGTAATTGACTTAGAAGGAATATATAAAAATGAGCATCAGGCAATAAGAAAGTATAGAGAAATGGCATTGCATCCAGAAGTGGATAGTGCTGTAGAAGATATTGTTAACGAAGCTATTGTATCAGATACCAATGATTCTCCAGTAGAGATTGATCTGGATAATCTAAATGCATCTGATGGTATTAAGAATAAAATTAGAGATGAGTTTAAACATATAAAAGATCTATTAGATTTTGATACTAAAGCACATGAAATCTTTAGAAACTGGTATGTTGATGGTAGAGTATATTACAACAAAGTAATTGATATCAAAAAACCTCAAGACGGTATACAGGAACTTAGGTATATTGATCCGATGAAGATGAGATATGTTCGTAAAGAACAGAAGAAAGATGATAAAGGTGCACAGTTATTCAATACATCTAATGTACATGAGTCTGAGAAAGTATATTTTCCAAAAATAGAAGAGTATTTCATGTATACTCCAGAACCACGCTATCCTACTAACATGGCAATGGGTGGTGCGGGTTCTGCAATGAAAGGAATTAAACTTGCAAAAGATTCTATTACATATTGCACATCAGGTTTAGTAGATAGAAATAAAGGAACTGTATTATCATACTTACAAAAAGCAATTAAGTCACTTAATCAACTTAGAATGATTGAGGATAGTCTTGTTATCTACAGATTATCAAGAGCACCAGAAAGAAGAATATTTTATATTGATGTTGGTAATCTTCCAAAGGTAAAAGCAGAACAATATTTGCGTGATGTCATGTCTCGTTATAGAAATAAATTAGTTTATGATTCAGCATCAGGCGAAGTAAGAGATGATAAAAAATATATGTCTATGTTAGAAGACTTCTGGTTACCTAGAAGAGAAGGTGGTAGAGGAACTGAGATTACTACATTACCTGGTGGACAAAACTTAGGTGAGTTAGCAGACATAGAATACTTCCAATCTAAATTATACAGATCATTATGTGTTCCTGAGTCAAGGATTGCGGGCTCTGGCGATGGATTTAATTTAGGTAGATCATCTGAGATACTAAGAGATGAACTTAAGTTCAGTAAGTTTGTTGGTAGATTGCGT